GTAAAATAACTCGGTTTAGTGTAGCGACGTTACCGGAACTTGTAGCACCTGCTGTAGCGGCTTCCGTTAAGTGTCGACGTGTATTTTCTAAGCATACCTGCATAGATGCACGGCGATTACCGGTAAGGCCTTCAAGCAGAGCTTCTCGGGTTTCGCCCCATCTTTCGTTTAGTAGTTTTGACATTTATGTCTCCTTGAATGTTAAATGTTTATTTTAGTCCCGCTAATTTGCGGATATCTAAAATATTTTCATCGCCTACCTGTGATTGAGGTTTAACTTCACGATTGCCTGTTACAACAACTGATTCAGTCAAAGCAGGTTTTACTGCTCTTTTCTTTTCGCCTTCCATTACTGCGGGTAGGTATTTGTCAAATGCTATAGACAATTTAGAGGTTGCAACACCTTCTAATAGACTACGCATTAACTCTCTTTTGTCAGCGCCTAAGGGAGCTAACATTTCGCCCAATACGGCTTTGCGTTCTGCTAAATCATGAGCAACACGAATTTCGCGTTCCTTAGATTCAATTAGTTTTTGCTTTTTGCCAAGAGCTGTTTTTGCTTCAGATAACTCAACTTCCTTCTTTTCAATAACCTTTAACAGTTTAGATGTTTCAGATTTTTCGTTAAGATGGCTTGAAGTATATTCGTTAGCAAATGCTTCAAATAAACGACGACCAAAGTCCTGTTTACGAGCATTGTCAATGTCTTCTTTCAACTGTTTGATTTCAGATTTAAGTTTTTTAGTAACAACACCTTCTACAAGTCCGGCACTACGTTTAATAAAGGCTTCCTTAATTTCGTTAAATTTAACTCTGGCATCTCTAACAAGTTTGACCTTGGTTTCAGCAAGATCTTTCTTATCAATTGCAAATTCTTTAATTTCCTTTGCCAAAGCGTGAACAACAAATTCTTCTAGTTTACTAAAGTTTTCAGCGACTTTTTTACGATCACTTTGGAACTCTACAATTTCTTTTGATAGCTGGTCAGCTATAAAGCTTTCCATAATTTTAGAATCTTCTTTCATTCTCTCACGATACGCCACACGAGATTCAACCAATGCACGTTTATCCTGAGCAAATTCATCCAATTCAGCTTTTAGTCTTTCGCTTAACATACGATCAATTGCTTCAACCATAACTGTTTTGTCATGATTATATTTTTGAGCAAATTCTTCTCTTAGTTCAGCTGTAACTTTTTCTCTTGTCTCTTGAAGTTTGGTAGTAAAGGCAGATTCAATTACTGTTTTTGTTTCCTCTGTCATTATACCATTTTCAATTAACTGCTTAAATGCGTCCAACATCACGTTCTCCTTACGGTTATTTCAAACCGTTAATTATATTCAACATCGCTTCACAGAGATGTGTTTGTGCTTTTGGATCTTGTTTAACTTCATGCGCCGTCCTAATTGCTTTATGTCCACCGCGTGTATTCATTAAGTGTTCATAAACTGGAGTAGGATAAGCTCCTGGAGCAGAAGGTTGGGCAACTACGTCTACAGTGATTATTTCAAAATCAGCTACTTCTCCAGATCGTTCGTCAACGTTACCGCTGCCGCGACTGCTTACGCCAAGCTTTACGCCTGATTCTAGCATTGTACGAATTAAGTTGCCCATTGGAGTAGGCAAGATTTTCATCTTTGCGTATCCATTAGGACCGTCCATCCACATGTCTGTGATCATGTGACTGACTCGGTCTAAATTTACTTTTAAGTCATCAGGATGATCTACCTCTCCTAAGACAGAATAACCGTTTTGAAGTTGGTCGTTAAGTGTTTTTACAGCATTGACAATTTCCTTTACAGGATAAACTCGCTGATTAGCATTGCGAATTCCGCCCTGTATGGCAATACCTTTTAAGTACAAATTCTTGCCATCTTTATCATCTGATTCAAGCACTACACGAGCTTGGTCAAAACTTAAATTCTCTCTTAGGTAGGATAGTTGTTTCATCACACTTCCAATTATTTAGGAACAACAGATTTAGAGTTTGTACCGCTTTCGCCTGCTGGTTTTTTAGTAGAATTCTTATAACCTTTAGCTTGAGTTCCTCCAACGTTAAGTGTTTTTGGCTCAACAAACTGCCCTTTGGGCTTGGCAACTGTGACTTTACCTTCTTCGCCGCCTTGGGCAATGTTTTGAGCACTTACATTACCACCACTTGGGCGGTTTTTTGGATTGGCATTGATGGGGCTTTTAGTGTTTGTACCACTTTGCTCAGAGTTACCTTTTGGATTAAACGGGTCTTTTTCAATTACTTCACGGTATTCGCGAATGAAGGCTTCTTCCATATCTTCTTCGTCATCATCTTCATCGTCTTCCTCACCATCGTCTTCCTCATCTTCATCGTCATCTTCCATGTCGTCCATGTCGTCATCATCGCCATCCATGTCGTCCATGTCGTCCATGTCGTCCATGTCGTCATCATCGCCGTCCATGTCGCCCATGTCGTCATCATCGCCGTCCATGTCGTCCATGTCCATGTCATTCTTGTCGTCTTTAGCAAGTAGAGCTTCAAATTCTGCTTTTAGATCTGCTAAAGCATCTTTGATATCCATAACATCCTCTTGAGTGGCAGGTTTGTTACCGCTGCTCATATTACCCATGCCACTATCCAAAACGTTGTTAACCATTTTGTCAGCAGTATCGCCACCCATACCATCTTCAAAACTCATATCATCTTCTAATTCTTCAACAGATTCACTTTCCATGTCGTCTTCATCCATTGGTGTGTGGTTATACATAGATGTTTCATTGTCATGTGTTTCATCATACATTAAATTTTCATAAATTTTTCTTGATTTTTCAACAACGATTTGGTGAAACAGTGCATTAGCTTTTTCTGTTTCTTCGTTGATTAGATAGTCTAAAAGTTTTTCAAACTTTGTTGGCATTTGTAATTTCTCCTGAATACAGATTGTCAAGGCTGTGACTGTATTTACAGCCAATGTTAAATACTTATGCGAAATAGGTCAAAAACAGCTCGTTTTGAGACAAGTATGCTCAAATATTCAAAAAAACTAAAGTTTTTTAGAAGATTTTATAAACCTGGGCCTCCTGGTGCCGGTGCAGCATACATTTTTTTCACCAATACTAATTCTTCCTGTTGTTCTTTTTCTCTAGCTTCCGAAGCTTTACGCATATCATTAATCATACGTAAAGTTAATCTTGTTTTTCTAGTATCAGTGATTTTTAATATACTTTGATCGTGACGAGGATCATATCGAAGATTTGTCGACATTTCTGGTTGGTTACGATTAAAATATAAAAATTCCATCAACAACATGTTTTTATTTATGTCAATATTATAAAGTTGTAGCTTCGCCGGTTGGGGGTGTAGCTGAACTTGGTGTTGTGCCCCCACCCCCAACATTTGGAGACGTAGCACCTGGCTCAGCTCCTTGTAATGCTTCGCTACCTAAGTCAGATTGTCCAAGTATGCTCATATCAGATCCAATTCCACCGCTGTTAATACCCATGGAACGCATTTCACTTTGAGCATCAGTAGCTGATTGCGTGGAATCAGTGTTTTCTTCTCTCCAAAGTTTTTCATTTTCGGCAATTTCTTCAGCTGTCAGACCAAGGAATCTTTTAAGAGCAAATCTTTTGCTTAAATGCGGTATTGATGATACACTTCCATAAGTGCTTACACGAGCGGTATCCATTTCTGCCTGTCTATAAGCGGCAAAGTTTTGTGGAGGATTGAACTTTATATCAAAAAGATTTGGATCTATGTTCATACCTTTGTTATAAAGATACAACTTAAATTCACTGTCAAAAGATTCTGTAATTAAGCTTTGAAGTCTTTGACAATAATTGTTAAATCTTAACTCTTGAATATATGCTGTTCCAACTTTTCCATCACTAAAAACTGTTTGACTGTCGTCAACACCGGTGGGTAAATAGGAACTAGGAATACGTAAAGCACGCATTAACTTTTGTGTAAAGAACAGCAAGTCATCTATTTCACCAAGATTTGACCCTCCTTGAAGAATTTCAACTTTGCTTCCCCGTCCTTCTGCAGTTTGTGGGAAGAAATAATCCTCATTTATAGAATTTTTAATAAAAATTCCACTATCTATTGCAAAGGTATGAAAATTATGCCATTTTTCAGTACCATCTATGGTTATTGTTCCTACATCTCTGTTAGATACTTTTTCAATTTTGACAATTTTATGGTTAAAATTATCAATTTCTTTTACAAAGATTTTCCAATTTTTATAACCAAATTTATCTAATAACCGATCAAGTTTACTATAACCAAACTTTGTGAAATTAATTTTACATTGAGCATTTTTATAGTTCAATGAGGTAGAATTATTTTCTTTTACCAATGCTAATAGTTTTTTATCAGCATCACACAAAGATAATACTTTGTTTTTATTTGTATTTCCTTGTTTTACTTTTTCTGCAATGATTTGAAGCATCTCAAACGTTAAGTTGAGAGGTTGATTTTTTATCTTAACTCTGTTTCTTAAATTCTGTAAAAGAGTTTCTTTAAAATTTAGATTATTGTTGATAAAATTCTTTCTAGACATACTTGCATTAATTTTATATCTTTGTGCAACATCAGGATCATTTTGTCTTAGCCAAACAGATTTTTTTTGAGCAGCTCTAATATTCCAAAAAGCAGATAATCTTTCATCATCTGACATATTCTTCCATCTCTGTTTAAGAGTATTTGAAATTTTAGATGTCATGTTTATCCTGTAGTCATCTGACATATTTTCCCAAAATTCTTTTTTATGTGCTGCATGATATAGAATATGATCCTGCTTTGTCATATAAAATAAATTACGGGGATCATTATTATATCTGTTTTTATCTGCATGATGAATTACATTCTTAGCAGACGTTTTGTATTCTTCAAGATACGTAAATTCTTGATGTTTTTTCTTGTTTCTAAAAAATTCTGCAACTATTCTATGTGTCCATATCCATGATTTTGATGCATGATCCCATACTTTTTCATATGAATTGCCATTTTTCTTTATTGGTACTTGTTGCTTAGAAAAAGAAATTAAACTATCGCTGTCAGTTAAATCTTTGGCTTCTACAAATCCTTTTCCAAAAACAGGAATTTTATGATCAGGTGTGCAAATTAATTCTTTTCCGTTATCAAACGTTATTTTTATTACTTCTGTATTTTTTCTTGTTAGACCTGCCCAATTAATTACTCCTGGAACTATTTCACCTGTTTCAGGATTGCAACTATAGGCCCAATTTTCTTTTCCTTGTTCAAATTCTGTTATTAATTCAGCTAAAGTAAGAGTTCTACCATCTAATAAAGGTATTTTTGTTTCTAAATCTAAACATAGTGGATTAAATCCTGCGTCAATTACACTTTGCCCGCCTCCTGTAACTGATGGAATACGACGCTGATTAACTTCGTTTTTTACACGTTCAACAAATCCCATAGCCAAGTGACTGGGCATGTTTCCCACATCAATATAAAATACACGTCTTTCTGGAGCACGCTGAACTCGATAAATGATGATAGCATCTTCAAGCAGTTCTTTTTGTTTATAAACTTTAAAAATTGTTTCCATTAGGCTGTTACCAAAAGGAAAATTATTATCTAATCCTTCACTTAAACTAAGATGTATTACATGTTTAGCATCAATGGCCCACTGATTTTGATTGATTGAAAATCTACTACCTGCACTTTGCGGATAAGCACCAATCATTCCACGCTGGTGAACACCGCCAGTAACATAGGTTGTACCACCTGGTGTAGTATTTTGATTGCTAGGATTAATTTGTGTCACTGTAAGATTTTGAAAGTTAACATTCATGTCCCTAATAACATACTGTTCTGGCTTTTTACCTTCGCTTTCGTTGACAATTATTTTATCAACTTTACTAGGATCAATATAAAACCAGGATAATGTTTCAGGGTCCCTAATAAAAAAGCAGTCACCATACTTAAAAGTATTTCTCATTATCTTAAACATTTTGTTGCCAAATTTATTCACTTTGACCCACTGCTGCATATATTTTTTAATAATTTTTACCTCAGTGGGTGTAGCTTGTTCTTTAAAAAATACTTGAAAGGGAGTACCATTTTCATCATTTAGCTGTGTGCAGAATTCAGATAAAATGTCAAAAGCTGCGTTGACTTCTGGATCTAAATCCATAGTATCGTATTGAGCATATCTTTCCAAACGATTAGGATGACCGCTATAAACGTCTGGTAGATATGAACTATAGTTAGTTCGCGAAGGATTGGTACCCGACCCTCTTGGTGTTGGGCTTAAATTTCCTCCGGTAGCGGGTGTAAAATATCTTTTCCAGGCCATTTATTATCACCAAACTTTCTTATTCATATCTTTAAGAGCTGAAATTGTGGAAATTTGTTGTTTTACAACGTCTTTCATTACTGCTAGCATCTGTGTATTTACACCAATTAAATCTGTTATGCTATTATTATCAGATTGATTAGCTTTTAGATTTACCGGTATAACCGACTGGGCAGCTTGAACTATAGGATTGGTTAACCCAGTTAAAAAGTTTCCTGCCATTTCTGTAAAGTTAGGTCTAGGTATAGATTTATTTAAATTTGACATAGTACTTGCAAGTACATTTAACTTATCTGTATTAATTGTAGTTAATCCTAATAAAGCGTTAGTAAACGTCTGCAGACCCTCGCCTGCTTCTTTCAATCCTGACCCTAAGCCAGCAAATTCTTGAAGCTGGGTTGATAACCCTTTAGCACCAAAGAACTGTCCAATACCTCCTAAAAAGTCAACTATACCTTTACCAATTTGTACGGCTGCAAGTGATCCAATTCCTATAGCCAAAGCACCAACACCTAGTCCAACCATGGTTAAATTTGCACCATCAATTTCTGCAAAAGATTTTAAACCTTCAGCTAAAAATGGTAATGTATTACCTAAAATGAAGGCAGCGGCTCCAATACCAACACTTAGTATTGCAATAGCACCGGCTAAAGCTAAGGCCCCTGTTATAATGGCACCAGATTGTGGTCCCCCAAATGATGCAAGACCTTTTGACAGACCCTGTAAGACTCCCCCAGCTCCAGGACCTGCACCTTTAGTTAATTTTTCAATGTCGTTTCCTACTTTACCAGCGCCTGGCATCCCGCCGCCTTCGCCACCGCCCAATACTCCCAATACGCCCGATACAGCCTTAAATCCAGCCTTTGCCCCTGCATAGGCTTTTAATGCAAAAAATAGTCCAGTTACTCCTATTATTGCTGTGCCTAAATTTTCTACTAAACCTGGAATACTGTTTAAACCTTCTAAAAATCCAGCCAATGCGGTGACAACTAATTCTATAATTGGCTGCATTTTTTCAGCCAATGGCACTAAAGCGTTCAATAGAATTTCTCCAGATTTTCTCATACTATCTTGAATTTTAACCTGCGCCGCTGCTGTTGATTCCCCTCGTTTACGTTGTTCTTCTAAAACGGCGTCAAGTTGACTTTTAGCTGCTTTAGCATTAGTAACGCCTGCGTTTTCAGTACGTATAGCGAGGTTACCAATATCGTTTATCTGTTTTGAAATGCTTTTCCCTTGAGCGTCAAGAATAAAACCTAACTTGCCAAAGTTTTTGCTAGTCTCAATTGCGTCTACTCCTAATTTAGTCATATACTTTTGGTTTTCCGCCGATGAGACAGCAGAGTTATAAACATTTTCGGTCGCTTGATTTAAAGTGTCATTCATAGAACCGCCAATAGCACGAAACTGCTGTGCAGCTTCAGTTAATGGCGGGACCCCCATTAGTTGTGCTTGCACTGCTTCTCTAGCGCCTTCTCCTACCATAGCAAAAGCCGTCGTTGAGACGGCGACGGCCTTTTCACGTTCTTCTTCACTTAAAGTATTAAGATAGGATTGGAATGCAGCGTTGGCTGAAGCTTTTTTCATTGCTTCTTCTTGTTCTTCACGACTTTTGCCAGTAATTACAGATAAAGCATCTAAATTTTGCATATAATTTTGAGCTGACTTTGCAAGTTTATCGGTGTCTTGCATTTCCTTTGCACTTCTGCCACCAGTAATTGCAATGTAATTTAACATACTTTGATTAACTTGATCACTAGTATAACCAAGTGCCTTAAGGCCATTACCATAATTATTTGGGCCACTGAACATAGCCTGACTCAGTCTTTTAAAATTTTGAGCTCCTTCGTTAGCATTGCCACCCATTCTAGCAAATGCTTCAGAATTTCCCTTCATCAAACCTACAAATTGATCCATTGACAGTTCCATGGCAGCAGCACTGGTTCTTAAATCACCTAAACTTCCGCCAAAGTTAATGCCTGCAGTACTAAGCTGTTGATACATTTCCAATTGTTTTTCGTTAAACTCTGAAGCTAATTGTAATGATCTTCCAAAAGCACCAACTATACCGCTTTGTTCAGCTAATTTTCCAAATATACCTCTTGTACTTCCGGCTATATCTGTAAAGAGTGAAACAGTGCTATTAACTCTTTCTAAGTTTTTTCTAAAGCCATCGGCTGCGTTATCTAATGCTCCTAAAGCTCCGCCCAACGCACCTGCAATTTTTGAAGCCAATCCTACTTCTTCAACAAAGGCTGTAACAGTTTTTTTATCAAACCCAGATTTACCTAAGATGTCGTTTAATTTTTCTGGCGATATAGTAGATGCCAAAATTTTAAAAATTTTATCTAAGGTATCTTCAGTGGCGGCGTTTTCTAAATTTACTTGAGCTGTTCCAATTGTACCTTGAACTGACATTGTTTTTCTCGCCGTTATATATATAGATAAATATTATTTAACTGTATTTGAATATTTATGGAGAATTGATAATGCAAGATGTACCTCTTAGAACTCCAACAGCCAACCCTTTGATAAATTTTATTAGGCAACCTAAAATTTTTATCAAACTTCCTAGTAATGGAAAATATTGGCCAGAAGGAAGTCTTAAAGTTCAAGACAACGAAGAATATCCTGTTTATTCAATGACAGCAAAAGACGAGTTGTTGTTAAAAACTCCTGATGCACTGCTAAACGGACAAGCAGT